TGTATTTTGCTATTAAGCTCCATTCCTCTTTTTCTTTAAAAGAAATAATCTTTATTTGATGCAATGGTGCTATGTTGTCCGTAAGAATAGTTGAATTAATAATCTTAACTAGACCCCATTCTTCTAACAAAACTGCAATTGCGTTTCGTCTTTGTATATCATTCTCAGATATGTTAGAGGGCTTACCATCCAATGCAAACAGTTCTTTAAAGTGTACAATATAATACTTGCCTTGTTTGTGCAGAATGTGGCAAGACTGATATAAAACTTTCTCTTTACGAGAAGATACACCAATTCGTGTGAGTGTTTCCCGAACCTTTAAAAAATCATCCTGTTCGGTGAGTACAATCTCAACGAACTTTGATAAATCAACCATATCATTTCCTTAATCCACCGGTGTCGGTTTGTTCTTTTAGTTTTTGGATTTGTTCTTTGCTGAGTAATCGCCAGGCTTCACGAGCCTTGGAGTCAGAAAAATTGTAGATTTGCTTTATACATTCCAAATCATCATTCTTTTCAACTTTAATCCACTTTGCAAATGGTCTTTTCTGTGACCGTACCGTATTTAGAAGGAAATCATTTTGTAGTTTTTTATCAAGGAAGTGCCTACGATTCATTTCATTGGCATACAGAATGCAGTCCTTATGATAGGAAAGGCTGCGGTTCACCAAAAATGGTACATAATCTTTTTCAGTAATTTCATCAACAATCATCTGCTTCTTGTTTTGCAAGATAGCATTAACATAATCAAAAGGGCTCATAACATACTTTTTTGGAGATAAACCTTGTATTTAGTATTCACAAGATTTGAAAAACTTACGGCCGATTCGCCAGCGGTCAATTTACAACCATCCGAATTAGGCCAACGGAATCTATAGTCACCAATAACATGTAGTTAGCCAACATGCCAAATGATTTCCTAGTAAAAGCAGCCCAAGCATAGAGACCGCAGCCGAGGATCCATACAGGATAAAGAGAAAGTAGAGGCGGATTGGGGACAGTGATAGCCATGGTAATCGAACACCCAATGCTAATAACCCAAGCAACCAACTCAATGATAAAACGAGGCCTATTACTAATGAAGTCATTTTTAATCCAATCTATTGTGGGTTTAAATAAATCTATAATCATGTGAAATTATCCAAACATGTTTCTTTTATTTTTCTAATCTGTTGTTGTGAGTAAGAATCTTCTTTGATTGAAGTTCTATTTGATTGATGAGCATAATTGTATATTGGCACATCACCAAATATCAAACCATAACAACTAATCAATTCACTTTCTGAAGCAAACAACCATTGTTTTACTTGATTTGAATCCATATTATTTTTAGGTTTTATAATATAAACACATAAAACACCTGAAGAATTCATGTTTTCTTTAATCAACTTAATTTTACCTATAGATGAATGTTCTTTCATTCTTCTATGAAATGGTGTTTGTAAAAGTCCTTTACCGTTAATTTTGTTTTTCCTATCAAAAGTTTTTTCTTGACCACCACTTTGACCAATGTAAACAACTTCTTTTAAAGAAATAGGAAGTTCTGTTTTACTAGGAACTTTAGAAAAGACACCAAAAGCATAAACAGCTGAGTCTATATTATTTGAGAAATCATAAACATCATCAAACTTATACCAACCTAATAAATCACCACCAAATAATGTTATGTTCATACAAATTCACATTCTACCATAATCTCTGTCAAACAAGCAACAGTATTAATTTCATGGTCGGCAACAAATGCAGCCTTGTATTGATAGTCAGCAAGAATCAAAACTGCTTGTGGTATAGATTGTGGTTTCATCACATCATATAATGAATCGTAGATTTTACGATAGAAAACTGTTGAATCAATTTCATGTGTTGCAACCCATTTACGAATTGAACTAAAATCTTTTGACTTAACATATTTTATAATCTCATCGATTGATACATCACCGATCTGTGCAAGAATGCCAGTGTCGATTTTACCAAACTGAGAATATCTTTGCAACTCATTAATGATACGGCGAAAGTCTGGGAAGTGCTTCTTGATTAATTCAGCAATAACCTTGTCATCATACTCAATCGATTCACTTTGCAAAACTGTCTTGATTCGTTTGAAGAATGCAGTCGCCATCTTGGCGTTCTCACCATTCTTTAGATTGAATTCAATTACAGCACAACGGGAATGTAATGGATCGATGATACGATTCTTGTAGTTACAAGTGAAGATGAATGAACAGTTACCTGAAAATTCTTCAATCGCATTACGCAAAGCAGGTTGCGTAGAATTTGGGTTTAGATAATCAGCCTCATCAATAATGATGACCTTTCGACCACCACTAAAACTCATTGACGATGCATAGCCCTTAATTTTATTTCGAAAAGTATCAATGCCTGATTCATCAGAACCATTGATTACGATGTAATCACAACCAATTTCATTACATAACGCTTTCGCTACAGTAGTCTTGCCTACACCTGCACCACCAGATAGAAGTAGGTTTGGAATCTGTTTTTGATTCACATACTCCTGAAATGGTTTCTTTAGACGCTCAGGAAGAATACACTCCTCAATTGTCTTTGGGCGATACTTTTCTGTCCACAATAAATGTTCCATTGGAACCTCTCATAATATAAATCACACACAAATTATTTAGATTTTTTCAAATTTACTACCTGGTTCAGTAGTCACCCAATACTTAATTGGATTCTTTTGATTAGTGAATTGAGAGATGCCTTTAGATGAAATTTTCACATCGTAGCTGCCTGACATTAATTTGCTGATTACTTCAGTTTTGAAAACCATTTTAAACTTATCACCAGTACCAGTCACCGGCAATTCAAGTGAGTCGGTGTGTGCCGAATCATTCTGCAAGTCAAGTGTAACGATATTGATTTTTGTGCCATCGGATTCGATTGCAATTTGCGGTGAAGATAGAACAGAAGCTGCACGGAGAATCCAATCAAAGTCTTCAGCAGAAAGAGAGAAAGATACTTCTGGATCAGGCATAGTTAATGCTTTATCTGGAGGAGTATTAATCAAATTGCCTGCACAGAATCGATACAAAATCTTAGAACGACCTCCGTTGCCTACGATAACGACATTGTTATCGGAGAATTCAAACGATGGATCATCTTTGTGTAAAGACACCACAGAAAGAAAGTTGTTCAAATCATAAACACCAAACTCAGTTGGAATTTCTTCATTGATAGTTGCCTCTGCGAGAATGTTCTTCAGAGAAGAAACAGTCTTTAGAGTTTTGCCTTGTTTAAATAAAAGGCCTTGATTGATAGAACCAAAGTTCTTCAATACGGAGAGTGTGTCATTCGATAATTTCATAATTTAGTTTCCTTAGTCAAATCGTGATTATGCAAAGCCATAATACCATAGTGTAACACTTTTAGCAAATCTTTGCGGTTATAACCATCTTTTTTCCCATATCTTTGGGAATACTTCATAATGTTACCAATGCAAAATCCTTCACCATGTCCTGAGTCCATGATAAATTCAGTTGCCTGGAACTTGTTCTGTGAATAGTGTTCACCGTAAGTATCATCAATGTAATTTTTTAGATCATTGATGATACGGTCTTCACTATACTTGTATTTCATAATTTACCTGTATACTGTGCAACAGCAGGCATGTTACCACTAAAGGCGTATGTGCCAATGTGTTGAGTTTTCATCCATGGACACAAGTAGATGTTTCCACCCATCTTACGCCACATTTGACAGAACATATAATCTTCTGAAAGATATCGTTCTGAACCACCACCTGTGATACTATCTTTGGTATCGATAACAGTATCAAAGTAAGCGTGAATGTAACGTGTGCCATCAAAGTTAGCTTGGCCAACATGATCTGGTTTATATTTGATAGATGGATATTCAACTTCCATTTTCTCAAACACTTCACGTTTTACTAACATGAAACCTGTACCAATTTCCATAACTTCAAGAGGTTCAGTCACTTGGAATTGTGATGTGCCCCTTACAACATTGAAGACGTATTCGCCGACAAGTTGGTCAAGTTCTTTTGGATCCATATCAGGATGTGTGCGAGCAGCAGCTGCAACATTACCCCAATTGATTGATTTCTTAGGATAAGGCCCGCCAATAACTTCTTTATCTAAAGCAAGAAGTGCTAACACATCTTGTGGATTATAATGAATATCGGAATCGATAAACAAAAGGTGTGTATAACCTGAACGGAGAAATTCATCTACAAGGTAGTTTCTCGCTCGTGTTATCAGAGATTCATTGAATAGGAATGAAAACTTAGTTTCAACCCCATATTTTGCCATTGTTGTTTGTAAGTCCAACGCTGACTTGACATAAAGACCGTGTGACATGCCACCGTACATAGGTGTGGCAATAAACAGCTTGTTCTTTTTTAATTCTTCGACTTTAACTTGTATTTCCATAATGTATCCATAAAATAAAAAGGGGGAGTAATATTATATATATCACTCCCCCATAGACTACCTAAGATATATTAGGCAAAAGCACGTGTGCCTTGTGTACGCATTGCTTGAATACCAGCAGCGACAATGCGCTTTGTTGGTGTTCCAAGGCGATAGAAAGAAACTTTCTCACCACTTTTTGTAACACGGCTGTTCAAGTAGATGGCATTACCATCGTTACGCAACTCATTGATAGTTGCGGATGGGTTTGCAACACCGAAAACACTCTGCATTTTAGTAGGTGTCAATGTGTTATAAGAACCGGATTTTGACAAATATGCCAACACTTTATTTTTTGCACTCATTACGAATACTCCATTTTTAGTCTCTCAGAAAAAAAACATTTGAGAGGAGACTGTTCTCTCAAATCAGATTATATTATAACATAAGCCGCAATAGATGTCAACACTTATTACGGCAAATGTTTCAATTAGAAAGGAACTTCGTCACTTGTACCCGTTTCTTCAACAATGGTTACAGGAACGGCATCAAGATTAATACCAGCATCAACTTTGGTGTATAAATCAAGGAAAGATGCCTTTGTATCTTCATCGAAGCGATTCAAACAAAGACCAATTGCCTTCATCTTATCACCAAAGATACCGAAAGTTGAAACAATATGCACTAAACGGCGAGTGGAAATCACTTCATCACATCCACCGTCAGCGAATGTTTTACGAATGGCATCTGCCCATGTAACAAGTTTCTCAGCAAAATCATCATCTGCACGGCCGGCAGATTCCAATTCTTTCTTCATGATTTTACGTTCAATGACAACTGGCGGCCATTGTTGTTCATAAGTATTTGGGAATCTTTCGAGGAAGGCCTCATTCAATACATTAGTAAACATGTAACGACCATCATCTGATCCTTTACCTTTAGTGTTTGCAGTAGCAAATACAGTAAATCCTAATGCAGGTGTAATCAATTCACCTTTCTTTTTCAGCATGAAAGGTTTACCCTCAAGTACACGTTGCAAAGAAGCAAGATTCTGAGCACCGTAATCGATTTCATCGATACACAAAACGGCACCTTGACGAGCAGCCGTTGTAACAGGACCGTCACGCCATTCCATATTGCCGTTAATCAATACATAGTTACCAAGTAAATCACCTTCATCAGTTTCAGGTGTCATAGAAATACAAATGAATTTACGTTTTGCCTTAGCACATGCCTGTTCAATAGACATTGTTTTACCGTTACCAGAATGACCAGTAACAAACACAGGAAAGAATTGTTGTGATTTTACAATAGAAACGATATCTTCAAAGTCACCGAATGGTACATAATTTTTGTACGCAGAAGGAACTAAATTAATAGAATCCAAATCTGTAGCAATATTGGAAATTTTACTTGAAGATTTATCTACATTTTTAATCATAGGTATAACTTGAGCTTGTAAAGCAATTGTTGCAGAAGGAACACGATACAGTCCTCGAGCAACTCGGTTTGATTCATCTTTAGTGAACCATTGAGCACTACTAATGCCCATTTTTTGACATAACAGTTTAATTTCCGAACGACTCACTTCGGACTTGCCGAGCAATTGCAAATTGGAAATAAACTTTTCACGAACCTCAATACGATTTGACATAATATAAAACGACCTTTGTTAATCAGATGGTACCATTATAACACAACTACAACAGAAGTCAAGCCCTCTGTTGTTTTTGTGCAACACTTATACAGCAATACCTTGAATAAATTTAGAGACTAAAACACGGTTCACTTGTTTACCGCGGTTGAATTTCATAAACGCATTTTTCAATTTACTAGATGTAACTTTTCCTTCAATTTCAATTTCTTCTTTATCTACAACAAGATTATCACCACCAGCAATCATAAAGAAACTGGTATAATTTTTCTTATGAGAAACAATAAATTTTTCACTTCTGAATTTACTTTGAATTTTCTTGCCAAGGTCGTAACCATTAATTCGATCCGTGTTTCGAACTTCACGGATTGTAAGCCCATTTTCATTAACATACATTCTTTCAATTGCATGTTTTGCTCGACCCTCAATAATATAAAATCCAAATACTTTAGAATGAGTAGTTTTATTGAACCAGCTCAAAACGGTTTCAAATGTAGAACATGACATTTTCGAATCGATTATCTGTTCTTCATATTGAAACTTCTTGTCACGGATAACCACGTTTACATATGTTGGCCAATATGTTTGATATTCACCTTCATTATCTAAATATGAATTGTTACTATCAGCATCACCGTCATGTACAATTATTAGATTGGTAAGATCCAAATTATTAACTTTCTTAAAGTTTAACATTATATCACGGCACACAACAATAGCTTCTGTTAGTGGTGTATTGGACAAAACTTCACTTTTTGGACGGCTAACTCGATTACCATATCGATTACCAGGGTGAGGGTATGAAAGTTTCAACAAAATCATATTACGCAAAGCTTTTGTAAACTCAGAGTTTGACATTTTGTGATTCAAATATTCACGCAATTGAACATTAGATAAATTCAAAGAGTTATTAGATGGTCCAAAAGAATTTCTTTGTGTATCAATGTCAACTGGATATTCCATGTTTCTATCCAAAAACCAAGTACGACTTTCATTAGTAAAACCATAAACATGAAATGGTATATTAACTTTACGGCAGAACATAGAAAGAATCAAAATCTGTTCAATTGATCCTGGCATATTATCAGTCATAGAACCAGAACAATCAAGCAACAAAATCAATCCATGCGATTTACCTTTTGGCACTAACATCACTTTACGAAAAATATTATCATCAAATTGATACGATGAAAGTTTGTTTACATCAATATCACCAGTATCGGACAGTTTAGATTTACTAAAAGCTTTGGCGGCCTTACGCATTTCAAACTCTTTGGCAAGTAATGAAACATATCGTTCATTCTTATTACGGAAGTCTTTCACAAACTCATTAATTTTTGCATAAGTCAAACGACCTTCTTCGATATCTACCATGTAATGTTTACTAATCAATTCTTGCACCCGTTTTGCAGGTGTAATACAATTATGCATATTCACTTTTGGTATATTAAGGTAAATATACTCTTTACATTTATTATCCAATAGTATAGTTTCATTGTTTCGGAAGTTGTCATCCGTTTCACAAACTGGATCAAAGTCTTCAGGTAAAGAATCTGATTCTGCGGATTGTTTATTGCGATTGATTTTGTTAGAATCATCAGAATCATTATCGGAATCTTCATCAGAATTACCATCGGGATCTGATGAAGATTTGGCATCTTGATCTAATTCACCATCATCAGAAGAATCATAATCATCATCTTGTTCATAATCACCGTCAGCATCTTCTTCAAACAAATCTGAATCAAAATCTTTTTCTAATTCTTTTTGTATTTCAAATTGTTCTTCTTTTGAATATCCATAAATTTCTTCGGTAACACGGAGAGTATCTTCCCATGTTTCGAGCATTTGAATTTTACTAATTAAACTCCATTCTTTACCCGAAAAAGAAATAGATTGCGTATATTGGCTTTTAGTAAAGATATTTAATCGTTCAATGAAAGGAAGTCCATTAATTTCACGGCCAGCAAGACCGAAAAAATCACGGAGATTTAATTCAGTATAAGCTTTACGGAATGATGTTTTGAGTCCTGGATATTTACGAATTACTTTTTTCTCAATTCGAGCATCTTCAACAACATTTAAAAATGATTTATAGTTTTTGCCTTTGGTAGTATCCACGGCAGCATCATGCCAACCTTCCGCAGGTGTGTAAAGAGCATGGCCAACTTCATGACCTCCAAGCAAATCATACATGCAACCAGACATATCTTTCCAGATTGGAAGATATAAAATACGATTTTTAGGATCAAATTTGGCAGTTTGAATTTTTTGGTGTTGAATCGTGATATTCTCATTTGCCATTAATTTAGCAAGTTGAGATTTTTGTTCTACCGTAAAAGTGGTCATAGATAATCCTAATCAATTTATAGGTCTATTATATCAAAACTGGAGGGTTTGTCAAGAGCCTGTTGTATAAAAACAACAGTTTGGAAGTCGCATGGGACTTAGGGATGGAGCGGATAACAGGAGTTAAACCTGTCTACCCATTGGGATGGGCTGTCTCGGACTTTCCGCATTTGTGTCTATTATAACATTATATATGCACTTTGTCAAGCGTTTATCGACCAACCGCAGGCAAATATTTATTCTTTGCCTCTGGCCAGGTTAGTGTGGTTAAATCATCATAAAACAATGTCTCATTATTGTTACGACCTTTTTTGACCAACTGCTTGATACGAGGTTTGGCATGTTTAGTTCTCCAAATCTCAGTCAAGGCTTCTACACTTGTGTCAAATGATTTAATCAATACATCATCACCAATTCTCTTATTAAGGTAATCAACAGAGTTATCATACAGAGGTGACCAATAAATGCCTCGAGCATGATCTGTACGAATCAACTCTTTGGGTATGTTCAGTTTACTATACACAAATTGAAGTGAACGATTCTTATGGTCACGTTTATGTGGTTGACCAGAAGCTTTCTTTGCAGAATACCACTCAAAGTATTTGCGTGTATGTTTTACTTTTAACCAATCACGAATTTGATAACGAGTATTCTTTTCTGGTTCAAATGATACAGAACCTGCCGTAAAACCCATCTTCTGCCAGTGGTCTAAATTATCATACTGTGATAGACCATCAACCTTGGTTCTACCATATAATGATGTTGTTGTTACTGAAACAAGTACATCACCATACAATTTCTTCCATAGTTCTTGTACAGGATCAGCAAGACACAACAATGCAAGTAGTTTACCACCAACATAATTAAAACCAAGTGGTTGTAATGGAACAATCGTAGAACCAATGGCAGTATGGTTAATCATACCGCCTTGTGTCTTCAGTTCTCTAGGCCAACCAATATGATTGTCTCTTGGTGTTAAATCAAGGAAGTCGGATGAGATGCAGATAACACCAAGATACTTCTTAGTTACTTTATCACGAATTACAAAGTTAAGGTTACGACCAATGTTAGCATTGTTCTTCATTGTAGATGAGAAGGTACGAATACAATTCCACAATTCAGGCAATTTTTCTTGCTTACTGGTGTACAACATCTCTGGTTGTAAATTTAGATAGTCTTCAGGTGTTTCTGGAATCCAGAAGTTTTTCTTGATTCCTTCAATTGCAAGACGTTGACCTTCATCTTCTACTACTCGTTTCTCACCTTCCCATAAGTCATTCACAACAACAGATGGATATTTCTCTTGCACCTCACACCACTTTTGATACAGTGTATATTCTTTAACATCCATACCTGATACGAATGTGAGGTCTTTGATAATGTTTTCACGCAAGGCGTCATCGGTTAGAATAGTGGGTTGTACTAGTTGTGCAGACCACTTTTGCCACTGTGTTTCAACATCATCTTTAGGATCAAATGCGTAAGCCATTATTTACTTTTTGCTCTCAAGTGTTTCTTAATACGTTTCTCCTGTTTCTGTTTTGCCATTTTTAAGGCAACAGGACCAACGTGGTGTGTTAATTTAATACCATTCATGTGGTCTAACTCATGCAAGAAGCATCTTGCAGATAGACCTTCTAGTCGGGTCTGAACTTTCTTACCTTCTTCAGTAAAATATTCAACTTCAATCCAACTATTTCTTGTTATTTTAACATACAAACCAGGAAAAGAGAGGCAACCTTCATTGTCTCTTACTAACTCTGCCGAAGCATTGATTACTTTTGGGTTGATACAAACCATATCAAATATATTTTCGTATCCTAAAACAAACACTCTAGCTTTAATACCGCATTGATTAGCTGAAAGACCAATGCCACCATAAGCCTCTCTTGTAACTTTCAATTTCTTAACCAATTGATGCAAATCAAAAGATGGTATTTCATCTTCGTATTCAGGCATCACTTCTGACAATAATGGATGTGTGTCTGCGTAAATCGGTAATGAAGTTATCTTTTCTTTGAGTAACCCAGCACCAGTATCGATTGTTAGTATTTCGCTATTCATTTTAATATCCTTGAAAAATTCTTTTCTTTACCAAATTTAATCACATTCAAAAACTTATCTTGTAGGATATCACCTTTGTGTGATATAACAAATAAATTAACACCATCAAGCATATGAAGTATCTTCATCAGTTCTTCTGTTCCGTTAGTATCTAGGCTTGAATCAAAGGTCTCATCAAGCACCAAAAGATTGGTGTTTGCAGAATTCTTCAACTTTGCAACGGCACGCCATGTTAACATCAGTGCCATGTCAATACGTTGTTTCTCACCTTCTGAGAAGTTATGATAAGAAAAGTCATCACGGTGTCTTGACTTGATTGTTTCTTTAAACGATTCATCTAGGTTAAAGTTTACAAAGAAATCTAACGATGATAAATATTTGTTTACCAGTTTATTAATAACTGGTAAATATTGGCGAATGATTTTAGTTTTAATGCCTGTATCTTTCAATAAACCAGAAGCTGTTTCATAATATGTTTTTTCTTCTATTAATAATTTTAAGTCTGATTCTAATTGTTTCAACTGACTCGCAAGTTCTTGCAACTGTATTTCTTGCAACTGTGTTGAACCTTTTGTCTCTTTCAATTCCGCAACTGTTTTCTGTATTTTAGAAATATACTTGTTAACTTCATTGATTGTGGTATTCTTAGTTGCAATTTCAATTTGCAATTTCTGAATTGCCTTTTGTGTCTCAGAAATCCTATTCAGTTTAGCTTGCTCTTCTAACAACTTAGTCTCAAGGTCTTTTAGCCCAAGCTCGCATTGAGTTGTTTTAGTTTGCAAAGACTGTATTTGTTCTTCTTTAAACTCAGAGACAATAGATTGCCTACACGTTGGACAATCATCATTATGTTGAAAAAAACTAATGTCTTTCTGAAACTTGGAAAGGTTATTTTCAATTTGTGTTTCTAGTTTACCTAGTTTCTTGACTTTAGTTTCAGTTTCAACTTGTAGTGCCACATCGGCAGAGTAGACCTCAACTTGTACTGTGAGGTTAGCTATTTCATCATGTAAACATTGTATAGATTGATTGCTATTAAGTATCTCAGTCTCATACTCTTTCACCTTCTCATCATTGTTTTGTTTCACTTCATCAATATGTTTTTTCTCTAAGTCATATTTCTGTTGTGTCAAATCTATATCATACTTTGTTACAGTAATAGTTTCTTTATTGATACCCATCTTTTCTCTAACAATAGAATTCATTGTAGAAAAGATTTGAATATCAAGTAAGTCTTCAATGATAGCTCTTCTATCGGAAGAAGATAACTGCATGAACGGTGTGAATGATGCAGAACCTAAAATTACAATCTGAGTGAATGATTTGTAATTTAGTTTAAGAACAAACTTCTCAAGGTATTCTTGATAGTCTCTTGCGGCTGCATCTTGATTAACAAGTTCACCATCACAATAAATCTCAAAGACATTTGGTTTAATACCACGAATGACTTTGTATGATTTATTGTTTGAATCAAATTCCACTTCAACGACACAATCTTTCTGATTGATCGAGTTGAGTAGTTGCGGTTTATTAATACTTCGAAACGCCTTACCAAACAAGGCAAAACACAATGCATCAAGCATTGTACTCTTGCCAGAACCGTTTTCTCCAACAACAAGAGTATTAGAGTTATTATGTAAATTTATTTCAGTAAAATAATTTCCAGTTGAAAGAAGGTTCTTCCAACGCACATAACGAAAAATAATCATTCAGTTCTTTCAACATTCAAAGCTTCAACATAAAGTTCCCGCATAACAGTCTTTAGTTTTTCGGGTTCAACTTGAAGTGATAAATTGTCAATATACTTAGATAAGATAGTCATTGTATCTTCTGCTTGGTCAATAATATCCTGATCCATATCAATCAAATTGTCTGTGAAGTCTTCAACAATTGATATGTCTGCTGCTTGAGCTTTATATAAATTATCAAGGACAGTATCGAACAGATAAGGATTTTGTTTATTGAGTACAACAACTTTAACAAAACTATCTTTGTGTTGGTCAAAATCATATGTCTTCCAAAATTCAAAATCATTTACTGTATCATCATATGTAATCTTATAAAACATCTTATAAGGATTAGGCACAAAAGTTAATTCTCTTGTTTCAGTATCAAAGATATGAAATCCTCTTTGATCATTATAATCTGCCCATGTCATTTCATATTGATTACCAAGATAGAAAATAGTTCCATCATTTGATTTGTGATGAAAGTGGCCAGATAATACCATATCAAATCTATCAAACATCTTTTTGTCTAGACCTTCTTGACAAACATTGCCACGATCCATTTCGAATCCAGCAATTTCAAAATGACCAAAAACTAAATTGACTTCGGCATTCTTTAATAGATGTACACTTCTATCATAGTTGTCATCACATATCCATGGCATTAAAAGAATGTCAACGCCATCAAATGTTGCAATCTTTGGATTCTCATAGATAAAAGGTTCATTTACTTTATCATATGTTGTGCATAGATTGTTTACGGCATTTACTCTATTGGTATTCTTATAGTAAGTATCGTGATTACCAATCAGTATGTGTGTGTCAATATTGTTATCCCAAAATCTACGCATGAATCGATTTTGAAAATCATCTGCAATTTTATGATTGATAAATTTTCTACGATCAAGAACATCACCGAGATGTATACATGTTTTAATGTTATGTTCGGCTAGATATGGAAAGAATATGTTATCCCAAAACTTAAAGAAGTATTCATTGAATATTAGATTGTCGCCTCTTGCGCCAAAGTGTGTGTCATTTATTAGAGCGAGTTTCATAGATTACAATTATATAACAAACCGACTTGAGTGTCAAGCAGATTCGGGTATATCTTCAATAAATTTTTCAAGG